TATACGGGAGCGGCGCAAGCGTTTAGAATGTGGACAAAAGCAGGCGGGAAAGAGTTGCCGGGGCTGGTCAAACGCCGCCGTGATGAAATGGCCCTTTACATGAGCAACTGACATGCCACTCGTTCCCATCAAACTTCCGCCTGGTGTATACAGAAACGGTACAGAGTATCAATCGCAAGGGCGATGGTATGACGCCAACCTTGTTCGCTGGTTTGAAGGAACGCTTCGCCCTATGGGCGGATGGCGTAAGTGGTCAAACAACCAAGTGAGCGGCGTTCCGCGTGGCATGTATGCGTGGCGCGATAACTCATCCAATGTTTGGTTAGCCGTTGGTAGTGCCTCCAAACTATACGTTTATCAGGGTGATGGCGATTACGCAGACATTACACCGACAAGCTTTAGCGCCGGACGTACTGACGCAACGGGTTCAATTGGTTATGGAAATGGTGACTATGGCGAGCAAGCTTATGGCGTTGCACGCATCCCATCAAGCAATTCTGGTGTATTGCCAGCCACCACTTGGTCGATGGACAATTGGGGCCAATATCTTGTGGCGTGCTCCGATTATGACGGCAAGCTTTACGAGTGGCAGTTAGACTTTGCAACGCCAACCGATGCAGCGGCGATTACTAACGCGCCAACAAGTTGCAAAGGATTGGTGGTTAGCGAAGAGCGCTTTTTATTTGCCCTTGGCGCTGACGGCGATCCGCGAAAGGTTGCTTGGTCCGATCAAGAGGACAACACAACGTGGACCGCCGCAGCTAATAACCAAGCAGGTGACTTTATCCTTTCAACGCCAGGCTCGATCATTTGCGGGCGCCGCGTGCGCGGCGGGTTGTTGATCCTTACTGATGTGGATGCCCACTTGGCGCAGTACCAGGGGCCGCCATATGTTTATGGTTTTGAAAAGGTTGGCACAGGGTGTGGCGCTGTGGGCGTGTTGAGTATTGCCGCCGCTGATACGTTTGCCGTTTGGATGGGTTCGTCAGGCTTTTGGCTATACGATGGTTATGTGAAGCCATTGTCATCCGATGTGTCTGACTATGTGTTTCGGAATATGAATCGAGGCCAGATCAGCAAGGTCAACGCCGTTCATAATTCAAAGTTTGCAGAAATCGTTTGGTTTTACCCGTCATCCGAAAGCAACGAAATCGACAGTTATGTGGTGTGGAATTATCGAGAAAATCACTGGACGATTGGAAACTTAGGTAGAACAGTTGGAACCGGCCAGGGCGTGTTTACATCGCCACTGATGTGCTCATCCGATGGTTACGTTTACGAGCATGAGGCCGGTTGGGACTATGATGGCAGTACGCCATACGCTGAATCGGGTCCGTATCAAATTGGTATGGGTGACAATTTGCTTGTGGCGGATCAACTCATCCCTGATGACTTAACGCTTGGCGATGTAACGGCAACGTTCAAAACGCGTTTGTATCCTACGGCCACCGAAACAACGCATGGCCCATATTCGTTAGCCAATCCCACGTCAGTGCGCCTACAGGGCAGGCAAGTGAAGGTTCGCGTCAATGGGAACAACAACACCGATTGGCGTGTCGGCATCATGCGCTTTAACGCCAAACAAGGTGGTAAACGATGAAACTGCCGCGTCCTGGCGTTGATTATGACCAGATCGAAGAGCAATCGTTTCGGCGTGCTTTGGAGCTGGCTGACACGATCAATCGCAAAAAGAACGCCAACATCGAAATGGGTCAGGATGAACTGATCATCATTCGTTCGCCCAATGGCACCCGTTACTCATTGGCGGTATCAAACATTGGCGTATTAAGCGCCACCACCATGTAAGGAATTGCCATGGCTATCATTAAAGTTGGCGGCATTGAATGGGACACAACAAAAAGCCTTGATGTTAAACAAGGCTATGTTGCCAAATTACTTGAAAAGTACACGCCATCACAGGTTAGGTCTTTAATCATTGCGAATGATCCTGGTTATGAGTCATGGCGTACAAATGAAGATCAAATTTTTGACTTGCTTGGCATTCCAATTGAACAGCCAGAACCAGTTGCGCAAGCGCAAAATGATGAACAGCCTGTTTACTATCAAGACCAAGGACTTCTTGAAACTGGTGCGCCTGGTGAAGAACAGCCTAGCCAGCCAGCGCGTTTAACGGCTATACAAGAACTTGTTCAGTCCGCAAAAAGGTTTATCCCTACCGAACAGGGTTATGACGTTACTTATGACCCAATTAAGATTGGCGGCAAAGAATACTTAGTTCTCAATGAAAACACCATTGTTAGAAAGGCCGATAGTCAGTCAGGCGTGCCTAGCGGTGAAATTCGTTATGAATACATTGACCCGCAAACATCGCAGATTACATCAAGCGTTCAAAAACCATCGTCATTAACAAATCTTGCAAGAATTGGCGGGCAACTTTTAACCACTTACGTCTTAGGGCAGTTAGGGTCAGGGTTGATGCAGGCGTTTACGCCATCTGTTATGACAGGCGGGCCTATATCCACAACAGGACTTTCCGCCACAGAAGCAGCAACGCTCATTGACTCTGTACAAACTGAAGCCATTCGTGCCGCTCAAGCGGCGGGAATTAGCGATCCAAACATTTTGGCGCAAGCGGCAGATGTTGCCAAAGGCTTAATCGGAACTGGTTTAACAGGCAGCGACATTATTTCGTCAGCGGTTGATACTGCAAGGGCCACAGCAGCAACTGGCGCCGTAGGTGCAGCAGGAAACGTTATTGGTGGCGGCGGACAGATAACGTCAGGAGTTTCATCGTCAACGCCAATTGTTGCTGGTGGTGGCTTGGCATCAACGGCTGGTGCCGTGACTTCAAACCTTCCTGCGGCAACAGCAACGAGCGGATTGCAACAAGGATTAACGCCACAGCAATTTGATCAATTTTTACAATCAAATTTATCTGAACTTGAAAAGTCTGTGGTTGATCGCATTAGCGAAGCGTCAGGACTTACGCAAGAAAATGTATTAAACGCAATTAGCAGTTCAGGCGGAAGTTTGGTTGGTGCTATCAATTCGCTTGGTCTTGATGTTACCAGCACGCTTGGCGATTTGATGGGTAGGTTTTCTGATTTTGGCGATGTTGTTTCAACAGGCTTAAATCAGAGTCAAAACGCCATAATCAATACAATTGGTCAAAACATCAACTCCAAGTTTGAAGGTCTTGGCGGTTTGCTTACAGGAGGTTTTGAAAGCCTTGGACAGGGTTTGCAAAACGTTGGCGGGTTATTGACAAGCGGATTTGAGAACTTATCAGGACTTTTCAAAGAGTACCCATCATTGCTTACAACGGCTTTGGTTGCGGCTGGAACAAAATTGCTTGATCAGTCTAGAGATGGTCAGCAAGAAGTTGCTCCTTTTGAATTTGATCCAGGAAAAGGTTTAAGTTACACGCAGCGAAGCGCCGTTGCCCCAGTATCGCCATTGCAATATGGCTATGGGCCAGAGCAGGGTTTGCTTACAGGCATCAGGCAACCGTCTAACGTTGCAGGAACGCAAACGGCAAATCTTGCCGCTATGCAAGCCGCAGCACCAACCGCAGGCTTATTGGCGGCTAACCAAGCCGTAATGGATCAAACCCGCCAAGTATCAACAAAATCAGCGTTGGATAAGGCTGCGTTTTACAACAATTTGCGCGGCCAGGGTTACAGCGATCAGCAAATCCAAAACCTTGTTGGCGCATCGATTGGCTATCAAACGCCACAAGATTTCAACTACCTTCGCCAACTCGGCCAAACCGTACAGATGGCGCCGCAACTCCAACAACGAACCGCCGAAGGCAAAGCGTCTTACTTCAATGATTTGCTCAATAGCGGTTTGAATTACGATCAAGCATTGAGCGTGATCAACACGGGCGTTGGTCAGCAAACCAATCAAGACTTACTGGAACTTGGTAGATTAGCATCTGCCCAACGCGCACAACCGATGGCAATGCTAGGCACTGCGCCAGGCGCGTTTAGCCAAGGCTTATTGGCTGGCGGATTCCCATCAGTGGCCGGGCAAACCTTATTGGGGTTTGGCGCAACGTGAATGATTTAGCGCACTGGGATCGATGCTCGCCATACCTTGAGGCGGCGTTGCGCTTTAGCCATGGAACGCATACCATTGAAGACATACGCAAAGCGGTAATTGACAAGGCGATGCAATTCTGGCCTGGTCAGCAGTCCGCAGTCATCACTGAGGTCCACGTTTACCCGCAAAAGAAATGCCTCCATTACTTTCTGGCTGGCGGCAAACTGGAAGAACTCTCAGCAATGCGTCCAATCATTGAAGTTTGGGCGCGTCAAATTCAATGCACTCACATAACGTTAGCTGGAAGGCGTGGTTGGTTGCGTACGTTTTTAGCTGATGAAGGTTACAAAGAACGATGGACGGTTATGTCCAAGGAGCTACTATCATGAGTAAAGGCGGATCGGGCGGAACGCAAGTTGTAAGGACCGAAGCGGACCCTCAGTTAAAACAACTTGCCATGCAAAACTATGAGTTTGCGCAACAAGTTGCTGGTCAACCTTACACACCGTATGAAGGTGCGCGTCTTGCAGCACCAACTGCCGCCACAACCATGGGATTGCAGCAATTAGCGCAAGCCGGTCAGGTTGGGCCTGGTACGGCAACGGTTGATTACGCAACATCATTGGCGATGCAGCCAACAGGTATTGCGCAAAACATTGGGCAATTTGCCAATCCGTTCCAAACACAAGTGATCAACACGGCGTTGCAAAACATTGAGATGCAACGCCAACAGCAACAACTTGGCAATCAAGCCGCCGCCACTCGCGCCCGTGCCTTTGGCGGATCGCGCCAGGGCGTGCAAGAAGCGTTAACCAATCAAGCAGCACTCATGGCCGCAGGCCAAACGGCTGGCAATTTGGCTTACCAGGGTTTTGGTCAAGCCGCGCAACTTGCGCAACAAGACGTTGCGGCTCGCCAGGCGCAGGCTGCGCAACTGGCAGGATTGGGCGCACAACAACAAGCGATTCGCAGTCAACAAGCACAGCAATTACTTGGCGTTGGCGCTGCCGAACAAGGTATGCAACAACAGCAACTTGATTTGGCGTATCAAGATTTCCTACGCCAACAGGGTTACCCGTTGCAACAATTGGGAATTTTGCAATCAGCACTTGGTCAAGTTCCTGCCGGTCAGGTACAAACATCACCGATTTACCGCAATGTTGGATCATCAATTCTTGGCGGTGCATTGGCCGGTAATACACTTGGACCGTCACTTGGGTTAGGTGCCGGTGGTGGTGCTTTATTTGGCGGTTTACTTGGACTGCTGTAAGGAATAGTCATGGCAACTTCACTCGGTTTACTTTTTGGTGGCGGGGAAGAAGAAGATGCGCTTGCAAAGCTTCTTCGTGCGCAATCCCCAGGTTTAGCGGCGCAGTCTGAGCGCCAGGCGGCACTGCAAGCCGCCGCTGCGTTACTGCAAGCCGGTGGCCCGTCAAGAGCGCCCGTAAGCTTGGGGCAGGCGCTTGGAGGTGCATTGCAAGCCGGGCAGCAAGGCTATCAAGCTGCGCAGCAGCAAGGGTTGCAGCGACTTGGCACAACCATGCAAATTACAGAGGCATTGCGTAAACAGCAAGAGCAACAAGCGGCGCGTCAAGCACTTGAAAATATTCCTGGCTTGAGTGATACGCAAAAAGCTTTGGTACGAGCCATGACTCCAGATAAAGCGGCGGAGCTTATCGCCAAACAAACCGAACAAAAATTTGGTCAAACGCCGCAACAAGTTGTAATCGGTGGTGTTCCTGCGCTTGCTGTATTTTCTGATCAAGGCAATATGAAGGTATTGAATGCAGCACCGCTGCCCAATACCACGTCCATTGATGCCGGTAATGAATGGCTTATTCGTGATTCAGCGACAGGAACTATTGTCCAGCGCATACCAAAAAGCATGACGCCAGGTGAGCAGGCAAGACTTGGCGTTGATTTACAGCGCGTTAACATTGAGCAAAATAGACTCAGCCTTGAAGGTATGCGCGTTGGTATGGATCGTGAGCGTTTGGCAATTGCCAAACAAGAGGCAGCGCGTGCAGGCTTTGAGTTAAAAGAAACAGACGCAGGATTTCAATTAATCCCTCGAACGCCAGGATCGGCAGCAATACCGATTACATCAGCAACAGGCGAACCTGTTAAGGGCGTATCGGGAGCCAAAGCAACGGAAGGTCAACTTAATGCGGCTGGTTATGCAAGCCGCATGATGGAAGCGGAAAAAATCATTGGTGAACTTCCTGCTGCCGCGCAACGCGTTGGTCCATTAACGGCTATGGCGGGAGCTATTCCTTTGGTTGGTGGCGTTGCAGAGCGTTCAATGATGACGCCTCAACAGCAACAGGTACGCCAAGCGCAAGAAGATTGGGTGCGATCAAAATTGCGTAAAGAGTCTGGTGCTGTTATTGGCGATGAAGAGATGTCAAGAGAGATCAAGACATACTTTCCTCAGATTGGCGATTCACCGCAAGTTATTGCTCAAAAGACAAGAGCAAGACAGATTGCAATTAACGCCATGCAAACATCGGCTGGTCCGGCTATGTCGCAAGTTATGGCACCGCCACCAACAACAAAAGCACCGGTCGCAACAGGGCAAAAACGTTATCGCTTTGAAAATGGACGCTTGGTGGAGTATTGATCATGGCAAAAACGGTTGATATTCCAAGCATTGGCACCGTTGATTTTCCCGATGCAATGTCTAATGACGAGATTGAAAAAGCAATCCGTCAATTGTTGGCGGAGCGAGCGCCGGTTCAGCAAATGCTGCAACAAGCGCAGCAAGCACAACAGGTTTCTACGCCATCACCTGGTGGCATAAGAAGGCAGTTAGGACTTACCGCAAGAGCGGCTATAACGGGTGCAGCAGCGCCGGTAACAATGATTGCTGATCCACTAACAGCACTCATGAATATGGCGGTTGGAAGAACAGTTGCTGCGCCGCCATCACAAACCTTGCAAGGTTTACTTACATCAGCAGGCTTGCCGCAAGCAGAAACACCGCAAGAGCGTGTATCGCAAGATGTGGCACAGGCGCTTTCTGGCACAGGCGCAACTGCCGGTGCGGCAAGGCTTGCATCACAAGCCGTTACATCACCTGTTTCGCGTGAGGTTTTGCGCATACTTGGCACTGATCCACGAGCGCAAGCCATTGCCGCTGGCACAGGCGCAACTGCCGCAAGCATGGCGCGTGAAGAAGGTCTTGGGCCAATGGCTCAATTAGGCTTAGGCATGATCGGATCGGTTGCGCCAGGTGCCGCGCCAATAGTTAGTCAAAACGTTGCTCAGCGTGCAAGGCAAGTTGTTTCGCCATTCACACAAGAGGGCAGAGAGATTATTGCTGGTCAAGTGTTGCAACGAGCGGCAACCAATCCAGAGCGTGCGCAGCAAGCACTTATGCAGGCCGAGCAATATATTCCTGGGTCTCGCCCAATGACAGCCGAAGCGTCAATGGACCCTGGTTTGTTGGCATTGCAGAATCCACTTGCTAAGACGCTTGATATACAAAACCTGATCGGTCAGCGCATATCGCAAAGCAATGCGGCAAGGATGCAATTGCTAAATCGTTTATCTGGTGGCGGACCGGAGGCAATTGTTGCGGCAGAGGCTAAACGTGAAGCGGTTACAGCGCCAATGCGTGAGGCGGCATTCGCCAAATCACTGAATGAGTTTGGTCCTGTTGCAACAACGCCAATTACCGCAGCTGTCGATGACGTGCTATCTGGAGCGACAGGCAATCGCCAACCCGTTGAAAAAGCCATGATGTGGTTGCGCGGACGCATTGAAAACGCTGGCAATACGCCTGAACGCATTTACAACGTCCGCAAAGATATTAACGACGCCATATCTGGTGCGCTTGAAAAGTCTGATCCTGGTTTGCGTTTAGCATCGCGCGAACTTATTGCAGTGCGCAATGTTTTAGACAATGTTCTTGAGTCATCGTCGCCAGGGTTTAAGAATTATCTTGCGCAATACGCCAAGATGAGTAGGCCCATTGATCAAATGCGTGCGCTGCAAGAGATAAAAGCAAATTCGACGATGGCGGCACCGGACATCACAACTGGTATGGACATTTTCAGCCAGGCTAAATTACGCCAACAATTAAGGTCACGCGCCGAAGAGTTAGGGCAAACACTTTCTGAATCACAGGCTCGCCAAGTGGATGACTTAATGCGTGACTTGAATCGTTCAGCGTCAACAACATCGGCTGTTGCGCAGCGACCAGGTAGCGACACATTCAAAAACTTTTCAACGGCTAACTTAATTGGCGCTATTTTCTCTGACGCATTGGCGGACAATACAACGCTTCGATCGTTAGCGCGTCCACTTGATTTTCTTTACAAGTTGCCAGATGAGCAAATTTCACGCCTTATGGTTGAGGCTATGCTTGATCCAAAACTAGCCGCACAGATGATGCAAAAAGCAACCACGATGAGCATTAAACCCGTCGCCAATCAGCTGAGAAAGAAAGCTAGAGAACTTGGCTTGGCACCTTTCATTTCGGCTGGAATGGAGTAAACTCACCCTCGGAACTTCTCCTGTGCATCTCACCCTCTCAGAGATGTTGAGCCACCTACCGTTGGTGGCTTTTTTTTGACCGTTTATCGGAAATAGATAAAGCATTTCGCCATTGCGATTATGATGGCGATCTATGAACAAGATCATTCTAGGGATTGACCCAGGCCTTAGCGGTGCCATCGCCGCTATATCTCAACAAAAACTCATGAGCGTATTCGACATGCCAACGGTGGAGCGCAAGGTTGGCAAGTCAGTGAAACGCTTTGTATCGCCACACGAACTGCACACCGAGTTGGCAGCATTCCTAATTGATCACGAATGCGAGGCATGGATTGAGCAAGTATCCGCCATGCCTGGTCAGGGTGTGACCTCAATGTTTAACTTTGGCCGCTCGCTCGGTAACGTAGAGGGTGTCTTGGCATCGCTCAAGATCCGTTACCACTTTGTGCCACCGCTCACCTGGCAACGTGCCGTACGTTTAACAGGCGGCAAGGAAGGCGCACGAGCGTTGGCGATGCAAATGTTCCCGGAGATGAGTTCAGCGTTTAGTCGCGTCAAGGACAACGGACGCGCCGATGCTGCGCTCATTGGTTTATTTGGCTCAATGCAAACTTAAGAGGAGTTCCATGGAAACGCAAGAAGTAAAGAATCTGAAAGAACTGTTGGCGTATACACGCCAGCTTATGGCGGAAACGGACGGCAAGTTAAGAGAGGCGCGGCGTTTTATTGGCGCTATTGCTGATGTTGAAGATCTCGGCGGCAGGGTTGGTGAAGATGTTCGCAGCCGCGCCATGTTTATCTTGCAAAGGATCATGTGATGTTGATCCAACAAAACGGCGAGACAGTGATTCTGGTGGATAGGCCAAAGATTGGATCGGCTTATGAGCCGCCAAAGCCGAACTACTTGGCGGATGACCAGTTATGGATTCAGTCGGTCTTTACGTTTAAGCGCGTTCCGGCTTACGCCATTCGAGACAAACAAGCCAAGTTGCTGTTGCTTGGTTCGCTTTACTTTGGCGCTGTCTTGATGCTTGGACAGGTTGCACGCTTTTTGCTGCAACGATAAAGATGTTTACGAGGAATCTTTCGTTCAATGCTTTATGGCGAGCATTGTTTCGCCAATCGAAAAAGGATCGGGTATATGGAACAAAAAGTGACTATTGCTGCAACAGCAACTGTTATCAAGGCAGAGACTGTCCACTCAGAGCATCAGGCGGACGATACGTTTGGTTTCGAGGCCATCGCTCCGAAGAAAGGAAGAACGCCAAAAGCGACGGTTGAGATTGGCGAACTTGAAAAACGTTTGAACATTGCACTTGAGAACCTGGCCGATTGCGTTGAAACGCTCAAGGGTTTGGAGTCCTACGGACGGTTCAATGATGGCGTGACGCGCAGGCGTGCCTTGGAGTGCTTAAAGCGCATTGGGGCGTGGGGTAACGAATGAAGATGATTGTTTCAACGGTCAAGCCTGATCGCTCATCGCTTCATGTGCTGGCGGCAAGCGTGGATGCGTATGCGCCAGAGGTTGACCTTTGCATACAAAACGGAACGGGTCCAACGTTTGGAGAAGACTACAACCGGGCGATTAAGCACTTTATGTCTGACAGTGATGATGGCGTGATCATCGCCAATGATGACATTGTGCTTACGCCTTATTCGTACCGGTTGTTGATGGAAGACGTTGAAGCACTCACCAAGGTATGCAACAAAAAGCTAGGCTTCGTGGGTGCCCGTTCAGACTTTTCCAGGCCATCGCAAAACATACGCGTGCCGCGTGATGGAGCAGATACTTATGCCGGTATGCGCTGGAGATCAGAGGGCGCTATGCGCCGCCATCATGTGATCAGCCCGTTGTTTGCTTACCTTCCACGCGCAGCGTTTGAGGCCGCGCAGTTTCCGCCATTGAATTGGTTTTCGGATGATGTGATGTGCGCCGATCTGGTCAAGCTAGGCTTTAAGCACTTTATATCACGTTCTTATATTCATCATGTTGGGTCGATGACTATTGGCTTGGATATGCAACAAAATCTTGAAGCAAGTAAGCCATGGTTGCTTGAACATCGACCAGAGTATTGCACCGAGTGGGGTATTTGATGGGAAGCGTGAAAGGAACAAAGGCTGCGCGTATTCAGCGTACAGAAGATCTGTTGAAGTATCTAAAAACAAGATCAACGCTTGTGACTGTGTACTGTTTAGCAGAACGTTTCAAATGTACGACGAAAACAATTCAATGCGCACTGTTGCCGCTGTTGCAAGAAAACATTGTGCGTTCAGAGAAGATTCTGCATAGGCGATCGGTATCGAGCAAAGCCATGATGGTTAACGCGTACATCATGGTTGAGGTGCAGGAAAAGAAAGAGCGCAAGAAGCGCGATACAAACTTTTGGAACAATCCATTTAAGATCAAACATGAAGCCAATCAGACTAGTTACATGCACCAGGCATGACCGAAAAGGTTTTGCGCGAACGCCACTCGGCGTAACGATTTCGCGTTTCGGGCATTTGTCATTCATTGAAGTGCAACTGTTCACCAACAACACAATGGGTCTTAGCCAACGCTACAACGAAGCCATTGAAATGGCTAAGAACGATCCGGCGATCTTAGTGTTTGTGCATGATGATGTAGAGATCATGGATTGGTGGTGGTTTCTGCGTTTGGGACTTGCACTGCGAAACCATCACTTAATCGGTTTGGCGGGAAACCGCCAACGAGCACCGGGCCAACTGTCATGGGCTATTGCCAATGATCAAGGCTTGCTTACCGACAAGTCACTGTGGGCGGGGACTGTAGCACGCGGTGATGGTTTTCAGATGGTCGGTTGGGATTGCTTTGCTAACGCCAACGTCGAAGTCGATCTGATTGACGGGTTGTTTATGGCGGCGGATTCTGAAACGTTCCACGACCAAAGTATTAGATTCGATGAGCAATTCACGTTTCATCATTACGACATGGACATCAGCCGCCAATTCCAAAACGAAGGTTTATCGCTTTATGTGCCAGCGATCAGCGTAATCCATCACTCCAATGGCGTGATGGGTGAGGCTTGGAATGAAAGTGCAAAACGCTACTTGGACAAATGGAATGATTGATACGAACAAATTGGCAGACCGCGAACTAGTGCCTATGTTTGAGCTGCAAGGCCTGCCCTATGTACCGCATTACAGCAAGCGACACTATTGGGTAGCGCCTGGTGGCATCGAGCGCACAACAACCTGGCTGCGTGAAAGGCACGCGCAATTGAAGATGGACAAAACTTGCTATCTCTGGCCTCGGTCATGGACCCTTGACGTTGATTTGACATGATTTTTATAGCACAATGCGGAGGCTTTGGAATGTTCAATGTTCAAAATCCGCCACGTCAACAACATGTCGCACTCGACGGAGCAAGCCATTCGGTTTATGCAAAAGGAATGCTTGCCGCTCGACACGGTGTTGAGTCCAAAGTTAGGTTGGTGGTGGATTGCGTATTGCGATGGTCGATTGGCGGGATTTGCCGCCATGTTGCAATCAACCAAAGATCCGCACTCAGCATATCTTGCGCGAGCAGGAACGCTGGAGGCGTTTCGCAGCAAGGGATTGCAGCAGCGCTTAATCAAGGAGCGCGTCAAGTTTGCCAAGGACTTGGGACTAAGTTTCGCCGTTACGGACACGACGGACAACATACCGTCATCCAACGCACTGATTCGTTGTGGGTTCACGCTTTTCCAACCGGAAGATCCTTGGGGGCTGCCGAATACGCTTTACTGGAGAAAGCGAATTGCCTTACAAAGATCCGGTTATCAAAAAGATTAAGCAAGCGGCTTACAGCAAACGATGGTACGAAAGCAATAAGCAGGCAGTCCAAGAGCGAAGCGCAAAAAACCGAAACAAAAAACGAAAGGAATGGCAGCGATATAAGGAAACGCTCTCATGTTCGCGCTGCGGCATCCAGCATCCAGCAGTCATTGATTTTCACCACGTTGATAAGACACCGCCAAAGCGCAGCGTCAATCGCCTTGTTGGCGATGGAGCGTATGCGCTGGCACTGGAAGAGATTAAGAAGTGCATTGCCGTGTGCAGCAATTGCCACCGCATCTTGCATCATGACGAGCGCGTAGAAAAACGTTTACACAGGAAAAGGAAAAAGAAATGAGTAAGCACAGCGAATGGTCGCCATCAGCCGCAGACAGGTGGATTGCCTGCCCTGCAACGATCCAGCTCTCACGCGGTATACCGCCAAGAGAAGCCGGAGAAGCCGCCAAGATCGGTACAGCCGTTCACGCGTTGGCAGAAATCGCCATCATGACGAACACAAAGGCCTCGACGCAAATCGGAAAGGAATTGGAAGGTGTACAGATTACTGAGGAAATGGCGGGTTGGGCCGAGGTCTACACGGACTTTGTTGGCGAACTGGAAAAGCGTATGCAAAGCGCTTGCCTCATCGAAGAGCGCCTTGGCATTCCTAATTACGCTGGCGCTGATGTTTATGGCACTGCCGATCTTATTTGCTTTAACGATACTGACTTGGTGGTGGGAGATCTTAAGACGGGGCGCATCCGCGTTGATGTCGAGGGTCCGCAACTTAAGATTTATGCGCTCGGCGCGTTGAAGAAAGCACCGCCAACGATTGAGAACATCACGCTGGCGATCATTCAACCAACGACAGAACCAGAGATCCGTTTGGCGTTTATGAAGAAAGCTGAACTGATGGATTGGTCCGCCAACGTGTTTGAGCCAGCGCTACGCGCAACGCTTGCGCCGTTTCCAAAGACCGTGGAGGGCGATCATTGCCGGTGGTGTCCTGCACGCTCCAAGTGTCCAGCGAAAGTGGCGCGTGTTGAAACGCTTGCCGGTGTGACGGAAAAGAATATCGACAGTGCATCCGAGGATGAGTTAAACGCCATGCTTAATATGGCAGAGGACGCGCAGGCAACGATTGACGCTATCCGCGATCGCGTGCTTACGGCACTCAAGGACGGGCGTGAGCTGCACGATTGGCACCTGGTGCCGAAACGCGCAACGCGTAAATGGGTCGATGATGATTTGATGGCGGGATTACTTTCAACGCATAAAGGCGCTGTAAAGACCGTACCAATCACGCCTGCGCAGTTAGAGAAGAAATACCCTGATGTTTATACCCAATTCGCCGATAAGGTTACGGCTGAATCAAGCGGTCAAACGCTTGGGCGCAAACCCGCGCCAAATCTGACCTCACTTTAAAAAGGAACTTTCAAATGCTAGGACTTACTGGTGGTGGATCTGGTCTTCCGTATATTCGTTTCTCGCCAAGCATGAACGCTTGGAGCGATAAGACGGGCCAGGAAATCCAACTCAAAAAGATGCTGTTTGACATTGATAATGTGCAGACGGGTTGGTTGTTGCTTGAGGCTGGCGTGCGTGATTGGCAACCTGATCAAACGCTTGGCCGCCAAGGGCAAAAGCCCTCCGAGAGCCATAAGCGCGGATTCGTGGTTAAGTTTTACTCGCGTGAAATGGGTTGGGTTGAGTGGTCATCCAATAGTGCAGGCTGCAACATGGGCCTGGAAGCGCTTTACACGGCAGCAAGCAAGGATCGCAATGCGAACCTTGGCAAGTTGCCGATTTGCGAATACCTGGGCGCTGAAGCCATGAAGGTTGGCAAGGGCAACACGCGTAAGCCTAAGTGGAACATAACAGGTTGGGCTCCGGCACCGGCAGAGGGCGCAGCGCCAAGCGCTCCTGCGGAGCAAGCCGCGCCTGCGCCTGTGGCTGCGCCGCAGCAAAAGGGCGAAGAGTTCTAACGTAAGATCGCCACGAAAAACCCGGTCTTTTTAGGCCGGGATTTTTTGACCCTGGAGGATTCATGGCACAAGGTATTTACAAAATCACGGAAGAGTTCGAGCGTTTGGTGGCCGAGTACACGGGTGCGCCATACGCTATTGCGGTTGATAACTGTTGTAACGCGCTGTTCTTGGCGCTGACCTATGAACGCGTTAGAGGTACGACAGTGCGCCTTCCATCGCGCACCTATCCAGGTGTGCCATGCGAAGTGATCCATGCCGGAGGCATTGTTGATTGGTATCCGGTGGTCGGGAGAACGATCAAGGGCGCATATCAGTTATCGCCAACGCGTGTATGGGACTCGGCATTGTCGTTTACATCTGCGATGTATCTCAAAGGTACGCACATGTGCGTGTCGTTTACAGGGCCGTATAAGCACTTAAAGCTAGGCAAGGGCGGTGCGATTCTCACTGATGACTATCAGGCGATGCTGTGGTTTAAGAGGGCCAGGTTCAGCGGCAGGCGTGAGTGCTCGTATCACGACGATCATTTCGACATGCTGGGTTGGAACTTTTACATGATGCCGGACGTTGCAGCGCGTGGCGTGTTGCTGATGCAGCAGTTTTACGAGCGTGATGGCACGCCAAAGGTCATGGAGGACATCGAGATGAGTTACCCGGACCTGTCTAAGTTTCCTGTTTATGCGTTTGGGGGTGAGGCCAATTTCAAGGATAAGAACAATGTTCTACGGTGAATGCTACAAGTGCGGTGAACGCTGGGAGCTTGGAACTGCCAGCACCTGCAAGTGCGAAGTCGGGATGACTTTTGATGCGTCTGCACCCGTAACAATCACATCACATCCATACTTTTACAAGCGTGACTTGACTTGCGTCTGCGGTGCTGTGTGGGACGGTGAGCAGATGGTTCATGCACCACGAAAGCGTGAATGGGTTGGGCTGACGGATGAGGAGATCAGCATCATCTGGCGTGACATTGACGGAAGCGAAGGGATGCTGATGCGTTTTGCCCGATACATCGAAGCCAAGCTGAAGGAGAAGAACGCATGAGCGATTCATACGATGATTACGAGTCGAAAATGCAACTTGCAGAACACGCATGGGAACAAGCACTAGAGGAAAAGCAAGAGCCGGTGGCTTGGATATCAGAGGGCGGCGATGTGTCTCGTAGTAAACGGTATATGGATGAAATGGGATTTAAATGCAACCCCCTTTACGCCGCACCGCCAAAGAAACAATGGGTTGGGCTGACGGAGGAGGAGATACAAAATTTAGGTTATCTGTCCGAAAAGTTTGATGCAAGTAATTCAGAGTGGTTTGATCGATGGGGATTTGCCCGAGCCATCGAAGAAAAACTCAAGGAGAAGAACACATGAGCAGAGAAGCTATGAAACAAGAGCCTGTGGCGTGGATTACCGATGGGGGCAAGGGGGAACTTTGGTGGCATCGCTCATCAAAGTTCGATGAAGAAGGCAACCTGATCGGCCCCAATCCAGATGACATACCACTCTACACCGCACCACCGCAGCGCGAGTGGGTTGGGCTGACGGATGAGGAAATAAACAGCGTGCGTTATAACCGAGATTGGACTGCGCCTTGGACTGATACGACTTTTGCAAGAGCCATCGAAGCCAAGCTGCGGGAGAAGAACAAGTGGTAAATATCGTAACAGGACTACGACTGAAAGAACTAAGCTAAATCAGGAGAACACATGAGTGGCGATCACAACATGTATCAA